GAGTATACTATTGACACTAGAGATTGTACATATTTGTATGCAATTAAGGAGGCTTTTAGAACCGCAATGATTTTAGAAGGATTTACTGATAGTATGGCAGATGATGTGTTGGGTGAATCTATGGATTCATGTAATAAGAAGAATGATGAAGCTTTTGATGATGATTAATTAGATAATATGGAAAACAAAGAATTACTAAAGACTGGGGATATTCTACTATGTAGGAGTCACAGCTTGCTTTCTAAATTGATTAGAAAAGCAACAAAATCTCATTGGTCACATACGGCACATGTCGTTGATATTTGGGGTGAGATGTATGTGGTGGAGGCTCAAATCTCTGGTGTAGACCCGAAGAGTTGGGATAACTGGGTTAAGAAATATAATTATGAATGGGTAGCTATTCGTAACCCTAGGATGGGTGATGAACGAGAGTTCTGTAAACGTTCTTTCTCACTAGTTGGTGTCACTGGGTATGACCTTGTTACATTCTTAATCAGGCATCCTTGGAGAATCATTACTGGCTCATGGCGTAATCAGAAGAATGATAATAAGAAAATGATTTGTAGTCAGTATACTGCGTGGTGTCATTCGCTACCAGATTCAGCTAGGCTAGTTCCAGATGATGTTGCTAGATATGCTGAAGAAAAAAACTGGGATGAAATAACAATGAGTGTGTAAAAATAAATGATTGAACTATTAATTGCTGGCTGTATTTATGCTGGTATTGTTATAGTTATTCAACTAATAAAGAACAGATATGATAAGAATAGACAATGAATATTTCTTGAGTAATGATGCTAACCAATGGGTGCTGAACTACGAAAAGATAGGTGATATAAATAGCAAGACTGGTAAACCAATCGTATCTTCTAGTAAGTGGTATTGTGCTACCTTAGAGTCTGCTTTAAAAAGATATTTAAATGAGTCGCCTAAACCATCTACTAATATAACGGAATTAGTTAAGGCTCTGACAAATGCAATTAAAAACGTAATCGAAGTAAAAAGTAAAATATGAGTTCAGGAAAAGCGGCTAAACAACATGCCAACAAAAAACAAGAGAAGAACGAGGAGATAGATGCTATGGTAATGAAGTATTATCTTACCGAAGGAGAAATGCCGTCATACGTTATGAATGTTGGTAATTCAATTCAGGAAAAATATAAAGACCAGTTCGGTATGATGATTACACAGTTCGGTGTTATTGCCGCCAACCTAAGATTGATTGAAACTGAAGTAAAGAAATCCAGTCTCAGTAAGGCTTCTAAGGATAAGATATTAAATCTGATTAATGTATCAATGGGTGAATAATCTATTTTCCATTTTGAAAATCCATATATTTTTCGTATAATTGTTTCAAGATAAGTTAAGAACACAAGTTATGGAAAGTAAGAAAGAAAATAAGTTTAGCGGAGGAAAGAGATTTGGTAATACATTACCAACTCCAAAGAATGTATGCTTTTATTGTAGCAAGTCAATCAATGATTATAGTAGAACTGTAGACCATTTGATTCCTAGATGTGATGGAGGTATACTCTCGAATGATAATAAGGTTAACTCATGTAGAGAATGTAATAGACTTAAAGCTAACATGCATCCAGAAGAATTTATTAAGTTCTTAGATTCAATGATTATTTTTGAGCAAAACAGAAATAAAGAAACGGTAGGATACCTTAAAAAGATTAAAAGTAAAACAACTAAGATGATTGATGCACGTAAAACAAAAAAGTATCATGGGCTTATTTAAATTCTTCAGAAGAAAAAAAGAAGTTGCTCCTATTGTAGTTGAAAGAGAATTATGGTATGATTTAGTTTCACATCTCAGGGCTTGGGATGTTAATTGGCAAAACTTTTTAGAAGGAACTGATAAAACTAAACCAATGACTAAAGATGAGTTCATTGACAGAATGATAAAGAAATTTAAGTTAAGTGAAAGACCAAAAAAACATAATTGAAATTTTCCAGAATGAATTTGATAGGCTTCCTGACGAGGATATAGTCTTAGATAATTTCTACATAAAATATAAAGAGCAGTACGTTCATGTCGCCAGTACATTAGACCCTAAGTATAGGGATATTATAGAAGGTATTAAGAAGATACAGAAGACTAAAGTTCAATTCGCTATAGCTTATCAAAAAACAATGTTGAAGATGGCAATGGATTTATCCTCGTCATCAATAAAGGTTCTTGTATACTTGATGTCTCAAATGAAATATAGAAATGCTATATTTGACTTTAAGTACACTGACCTAGTGAATATGTTTGGCATGTCTTACTCTACAATAACTAAATCCATAAATGAGCTTGTCGATAAAAAGTATATCAAGGTTGATGGTAAAAGGACTAATCTGGTTTATCATATTTCTCCAGAGGTTTGCTGGAAAGGCTCTGTATATAGTATGCAAGAGAAACTAAAAATGTTCATGGATGAAGATTGACGACAGCAAGTATGTAAAGACTGAAGAATGGAAAATAAATCATCCACCAACTGAATATCCAAAGGACTTCGTTAAATTCGTAGACTCTATTAATAAGGGTTGGCAGAATATGATTCGTTATGAGCCGTATGAAGCTTATAAGAAACAAGCTAAACAATGGGTAGATGAAGGGGATGAGATAGAGCATTACTTTGAACAAGAAGACCAATTAGATTATATTGAGCAAGAATACCGTAGATGTAAAACTAACACCCTTTATTTTGCAGATAAGTATGGCATATTGAAAGAGGGTTCAGTAGAAAGCGGTGAAGTAAAGTATGAAGCTTGGGAAGCTCAAAGGTTGATTCTATTTTTACTTGATTCAGGATATAACTGTATGATTGGTAAAGCTCGTCAGATTGGTTTTACTACTACGCTGATGATTGCTTGTATGGCTAGACTATTGTTCTATCCATCATACTATACTAAGTTTGTCACGCACTCACAAATCAAGGGTGAGGAGATATTTAGAGATAAACTTAAGTGGGGGTTCGGTAAGATACCAGAATGGATTAAGCGTGGTGTTGGTTCTGAAAGTAAAACAACACTAGCACTACATAAGAAGACCGCTAAGAATAAGGGTAAAACAGAGGGTGCTCACTCAAGGATTGAGGTAGCTACTCCATCAATTGATGCTATTAATGGTGGTTCACCTCAGCTTACAATGATTGATGAGATTGGTCTATTCGATATATTTGGAGAGATGATTTCAGAGGGTCGTCCAACTCTATTCTATTATGACCCAAAAACTAAGAAGCAAGTAATGAGACGTCAGTTCTTTGCTTGGGGTACTGGTGGTGAAATGGAGAAAGGTGGAGCTGCATTTGAATCTGAGTTTAAAGCTGCGTTGGAGGCGTGGGAAAATAGAAACTTTAGTTATGCTGTAATACCATTATTCTTTAATGCTTGGGCTAGAGAGGGTATGTCTGAGGATATGCTTAAAACTGAGAAATTGGTTTATTATTCTAAGACTGGTATAAACAAGGAAAAGTTCAAGGTTCAGTACCATCAACATTATCCAATGTCTATTGATGATATGTTCTTGAGAAATGCTAGAACATTAATGCCAATTGACCAATGTAATAGACATATACTTAAGATTCAGTTACTTAAAGCTGAAGACCAGCCTCAATATGGATACTTTGAGCCAATATTAGATATGTCTCACCCAACCCCAGACTTAGAGATTCCGTATAAGATAATAGGTGCTGATTGGATTCCAACTAATGGAATGACTGACGAGAGGACTACCGCATGTATATTCAAGCATCCAGAAGAGGGATGGAAACATAGGTATTGGCAAGGGACTGACCCTATTAACTCTGAAACTGGTCACTCTAAAATGTCTAGTTCAATATGGGATACAGAGGCTAATACATTTTCTGGCGTAGTTTTCCACAGAGAAAGGCATTTTAAATCTTGTTATCTTCAATGTTTACTTTTAGGATTATACTACAATCCAGACGGTGGAGCTCCAGAATTAATCGAGCAGAATATTGGTGATATGTATTTTGATTGGCAAGATACTAGAGGGTTTAGTAGAAGGATTCAACCTCAATCCATGCTTCCAAATTTTTTAAGAGCTGGTACTAAGTGGTGGGGCATAAACAATAAAGCTAACACTGCTGGTAAAATAATCAATAAAATGATGGAGATGTTAGACGCTCATGCTGACAACATTTATATAACTTGGTTGTTTATTCAGTTGAAAACTTTTATAGAAAAAGATTTATCTGGGGCTAATTCTCATAGAGAGACTAGGTATCAAGCTGCTGACTTGAGGTATGACTTTGATGATGTCATATTCTCAATGGTATTTGCTTACATTAATGCTGAATGTAATCAGAGATATTACCCTCAATATGTAGGTCAAGAAGCAATGGCTAAAACAAAAAAGAAAACAAAATATATACAAGACGCTAGAACTAACTTCCAGATGAGGTTAGCTGAGGTTGATGATGATGGAAAATTAATTAGATTTGTAAATAATTATTGATTTAATAAAATTTTTTATATATTTGCATTAACTACATGGTGTAGGGTTATTAATTTAATTCGCACAGAGGGTTCAAAAGTATCCCTCCGTGTATAAAAACAATTTAAAAAATGGCTATTAAAAGACCAATCGCTTTAACTGTACTAGATACTGTTCAAGCTGCTGCTGCTGATATTACCTTCGCTGGTAATAAATTGACAGTAACTGGATT